AAAACATTGTACCGTAAAAGGACTGTTATATGGCCTTTTTACTTTTACACAATTATACGGACTTTATCAAAAATCATCAGGAGGGGGATGAAGAAAATTTCACTACCCCTAGTGAAGAAAACTTCACAGAGAATAATACATTAATTAATAATACAAAGAATAATACAAAGAATATATATAGTGTTGAACAAAGTTCAACCATGTCTGAATTATTTGAAAAGGTTTGGAAAACATATCCGAAGAAAACCAATAAGAAAAAAGCCAAAGAGCAATTCTTAAAGAAAATTAAGTCAGATGAAGACTTCGAACGGTTTAAAACAGGATACAAAGCTTATCTTAAGTATATCAAATTAAACGACTGGTATCATCCACAAGAATTGTTCCGCTGGATACGTGATGAACGTTTTAACGATGAATACGACTTGTCTGAAACGGCAACGCAAGTAAGATATTCAAATAATCCAGTTAGACAAGAGAAGTTGCCAGATTGGGTAAATGAACCAAAAAAAGAAGAGGAGAAACTATCACCAGAAAAGCAAGCTGAACTTGATAGGCAAATAAAAGAATACTTGGAGGGGAAATGATGCGAATTATCCTGCCAATTGAACGAAAACTGCAAAGTCGCCCGAGGTTTGCAAGACGTGGGAATTATGTCCAAACCTATGAAGATAGCGCTATGGGTGCCTATAAACAAAAGGCAAAACCAGAATTGATTGAAAAAGGGGCTATTTTTGCGCATATTACGTTTTACATCGCTACCCCTAAATATCTATTAAGTTCTAAAAAGAAACGCTTAGAAGTGAAATTAGAGCGGAAATATTGCGATAAGAAACCTGACTTGGATAATTATTTCAAAGCAGTCACTGATGCTGCCGAAGGTATTTTATATAAAAACGATGGTCAAATTGCTGTAATGGTTTGTCAAAAGTTGTACAGTATGCGACCACGAACAGAACTAGAAATTACAAGTTTGGAGGAACAAGTGTAGTGGGTAAAACGGGTAAACAGATCAAAGAGAATTATTCGGTTAGAAAGCGAGTAAAGAAGATGCTTAAATTTAAAGAATTTAATATTCAATTATTCGACGTTCACATTTATATAAAAAGGCTAAGTAGTTTTAAAACCAACAAAAAATAGTATAAAAAAACTAACTAGTTTCCGCTAGCTAGTTATAGATACATTTTCATCTCAGATAGAGACAATTAATAATACATTACTATGAAATTTAAGGCAACAAAAAAAGCCAGCTGACCACTAGCTGACTTATGTGGTAGAAACAACTGTTTTCCGCCAGTTGTTCTTTAGGTGTGAGTTAGCACTTTCCCCAAATAAAGTGCTATTAAAAAGCCGATTAAAAATCGACAATAGATCTCTTGCAGAGACGTGTACTACTATTAACTGTTTACCAGAAGTTAATGTAGAAAAGGAGGAAATTTATTTCATAAATAAAATCCCCAAGAAAGTTAAAGTGATTATACCATTGAAAAATAGATTTGAAAATACTTTCTATGCCAAAAATATTTATTAGATGGAAAATATCAAATGAATAAAGATGATGTGAAAGATGACGAATGGAAGATTGTAAAATATTGTAGAATTATTATTGTTTTCTTTATAGTCAACCAATAATTTGTTGACTACAAACATGTATGAGTGATGAATATTTTGATAAATAAATAGCCAGTCGGTTTCCGCCGACTGGCTGAGAAGTGAATAGCTATTGGAATAGTATTCTTAGTATAATTTATATCATATGGAGTCGCTGATGAGCAAAGAATAAGCATTTCTTATATATGTTTGGATAAATAAAAAAAGCTACTTAGTTTCCGCTAAGCAACTCTTAAATGATGATATGTTTATTATAAATTATTATACCATAAAAGGAGCGATTTCACTTGATTCTATTGTTAAAAGAAGTAGATTTTCGACAAACAAAAGCGAATGCTAGAAATGTGTTGAAGAGTTTTAGACGTTTAGAGCGAATAGCTGGTCGCTCTTTGATAGATTTAAAATCACCAATTATTACAGATATGCCTAAAAGCCAAAGTCACGGGAATAAAGCAGAAGATGCGCTAGTACAATTAGTAGATGCAGAAGCAGAAAGAGACGCAATTGTATCTGCGCTTATGGCATTGAGCCTAACTAGCAGACAAATTTTGCATTATAGTTTCTGTGTGCAGGATCATTACTCTAATTACAAGATAGCTAGGGAAGTTGGATATTCCGAAAGAAGTATTCAACGAATGAAATCAGAGGCTTTAATTGAATTTGCCGAAGCGTATCGAAATGGAAAAATAATTGCATATAAATAAAATTTTTGGCGGTTTTTTGGCGGAAAGTTGGCGGTTTTTATCAATATTTAGATGTTATTATGGTAGTGTCGAAAGATAAGGAGACGAGGGTAAGGCATGCATTACCTATCTTAGCTCCGTTTCGCTTATCTTTGGAGGCTACCTACAAAAAAATAAAGAATAAGGATGTGGAAAGTCCAGTTCTTTCTGTCTCGTTTAGTCTAGGTAGCAAATATTGCAATAAACTTGGCATGAAGCTTACACGTAGACGTACGCTGAAAGCAATTGTCAAGATAGCGCTATGTAGTTTGCAATGATCACTCACAAATCAGACGTTCTCAAACTAAAAGAAATGAGGTGTAATTCCTCTCTCTTTTTTCTACAGGTTTGTGAGTGTTAATGGGATATAGCTTAACTGGTAGAGCAGTGGTCTCCAAAACCGTCGGTATAGGTTCGACTCCTATTGTTCCAGTAAGTAGCTTTTGCTGCTTAAATAAAATTAGGATCGTCAATAGATGTTTCTACTACATTCATTATGAGACACTAGCAAGCTGGTGTCTCTTTTTTATTTGTAAGTATTAGTTACACTTGACCGAACGTTCGTTCTCGTTTATAATATAAATTGTAATCCTTATGATTATATCTACTAGAAAGAAGTCAAGAAAAATGCTTGTTTTTCTGTCTTCTTTTTGATTTAATTATTTTAGTAGGTATAATTAAATAAGGAGTGTTTATTAAATGGTAAACAAGAAGAGACAAGTAAGATTTGAATTTTTCCAGGTCAATGGAAAAGCTCAAGAAGGAGAAAAAATTGTAAAAGGACTTTTCGATCTATATCCATTAGCTGATAGGATAAATAGTATAAGTAACTATACTGATAGAGATGTTATTCTTTTTGGGGAAAAAGTTAGAATGGACAGATTTTTTGAGGTTTCTAGTAGTCCAGAATTATATGCAATGCATTTTACTAGATTAAGAAATGATAAACCTGCGTATGTAGAATTAAATAATGAAGTTTTGAAAGAAATTCCGTTAAATCCTGGAGAATATATTGCTGAGGATATTAGTTGCTTGTATGATAGAGAGCTATCTGTTTTAATGGTACAAAGAAATATTCATAGTTTGTCACCTTCAGGTATTGAAGATTATTTTACTGAAATGAGTGATGATTTAGTAGAGATTGAATTATTGCCAGTTGTAAATAAAGAGATTATTAGTAAAGCCTTAGCTAATGAAAAATTTCGTAAACTAGAGTTAAGAGCAGGTTCTATGAATACAACTAGTGATAGAAGTGGATTGAGAAAAGTATTAGGTCCTTTTATGGAACTATTTGAGAAATTTGAAGGTACAAATTTTGTTATAGAAATTAGTTCAGGGAGATCAAAAAAAGATTTATCAGAAGATCAAATGAAAGAAGTAATAACAGCAATTGAACAAGATAAGAGTTTATTTAGTTCAGCAATTGTTTCAGCAAAAAAATCAAAAGAGGTACCTGTTGAAAAGTATGATTTAATAAATGGAAAGCTCTATGTGTATCGTTCTTTTGATTTGCCAGATGGTGCATTTTTAAAATCAGATAGTGTTATAGACAATATTAAAAATTATTATTTTCATCCTAATGAAGGTGGGTATAGAAAACAAATTATCGATGCTGTAAAATAGTTTAAAGAAGAGGGGTGAGATATCATGAACAAGGAACATCATATATTTTTTTGGATTTTTCCATTTTTAACTGGTGCTGTATTTGTCTTGATATGTTCGTTAACCCAATTTTCTTATAATGACAAAGGGTTTGATAACTTATTAGATTCTATGATTAATTTTACTTCAATCATTATAGGTTTCTATTCGGCTTTTTATGGAATTCTTATAACTATAAAAGATACTAGTTTTATGAAGAATATACGAGGATCTGCTATAGAAAAAAAATTAAAATATCAACTCTTTATATCTTTATTAAGTGCATTTACTACTTTGATACTATCAATGATGCTCCAAATATTTCAGTATAAAGAGACCTTTGCTTCAATCCTAATATTTTATATATGGACATTTTTCTCAGGGCTGTTTATGGCGTTGTCTTTACAGACTATTATTTTGAGTTTAGAAATAGTTTTTGAATCTGAACCAAAAAAGAAAAGGTTCATTAATAAATAAGAACAGTTATTTTTTAATCAATGGCATGCAGATTCAACTCCTGCCACGTCGATATAAAGATCACTCAGTAAGTGGTCTTTTTTTCGTACATAAAAAAACCACTAGACTATGGGATCTAGTGGCTAGGTAGCATTCGTGCAAAATTTTTGTTGGTTGCTATTTACAAAAAGGAGTTGCTACCTAAAAAATTATATCAAATAAGAATAAAGAATAAAAGAGCGTTTATTCACATCAAAACTTATTTTTTGTGCAAAAAAAGCCACTAGAAATGGGATCTAGTGGCTAGGTAGCGTTAGTGAAAATCTCGTGTCACTTGTAGTTTATGAACTTTAGCTATTATGAAAGAGTGCTACCTAAAACAAGTGTAACATAGCTGTCAAGTTTTGTCGGATATTTGGATTGTTTTCGCATGAAAAACCACCAGATAAAATATCTAGTGGCCAGACAGCAGATTATGTTTTGAAATAACTGGAAGTGTTACATGAAGCAAAAAGGAGTTGCTGTCTTTCAATGAGTATAACAGGGATTAAAGTGTTTGTCTTACAATAAACAAATATACATAAAAACAATTAGGAGAGAGAACATGAAAAGCTATTGGTAGGTATCGTTAACACATGAATATCCACATCCGAAGCACTCAACTGTTTCAATGCGTGTTGTAATGTCTGTGCAGATAAAAAAGAATGCATCTATTTTTGAAATGACGAGAGAAGCCACGCCAAAGGAAATTGATGATTGTAAGCTTGTTTATTGTGGGCATGGTTTCTTTGATGAAGCAGACATTCAAAATAATATTAACAAGAATTTGATGGATTAGAATGCAAATTGAATTAATTTTCTGATTTAAAAATATTGATTGAGGATAATCTTAAGTTGAAAGATATCGATAGTTAGTAGATAATTAAAATAAAACTATCGAGGTGCAAAAATGTTAGAAGCTTTATTTTGGGATCACAACGGGGATTTTCAGTCGGCAACTGCAGCTGCTGCAGTTGCTCTTATAGGAGCTATAATTTCAGCTGTATTTTCTTGGTTAAGCTATAAAAATTCTGTGAAGACTGCCGAAAGACAATATATAATGGAACAAAAGAAAATTGATGCCAATTTAAAAGCAAAGGCAAGGATAGAATGGATAAGTGGCGTAAGAGATAAAACATCAGAACTTGTTTCTTTGCTGCTTTCGTTACAAAAGGAAAAAACTGTTTTCTATGAGCAATGGTTGGAAATTGAAAAGGTATCTGAGCTATTAAAATTATATTTTAATTCAAAAATGAATAAAAAAGTTAATTCAGAAATATACATTGAACAAAATAAAATAATTATTTCTGAGACTGCTACATCTATAGTTTTAAAAGAAAATAACAATATTAATAAACACGCATATATAAAAAAATACATTGAGTGTTTAGTTGAATTGTATAAAGATGACAACTATAAAAATATTTCAAATAAAATAAGATTTTATCATGATTCAATAAATAAATTGTATGAAGATAATTTTGAATATTGGATGTCACATGAGCAATCAGAATTAGAGAAAATTAAGAACACACCACCAGAAAAATTAGAAGGTGAAGATTATGATTATGTGGCTGCAGAGAAGAATATTGAGCATTATCAAAGAAAAATAAAAGATATAGAAGTTAGTTTAACAAACTATCATAAAGCTATTGATTTCTTTACAACAGTTATATCCTTATATTTAAAAATAGAATGGGATAAAGCCAAAGAAGGCCAGTAACAGTATTGTAAATTACTCAATTTAATTAGGCATTTATAGGATAGTTGAAAGCAGTTAAGCTAATATATGGTACTGTAAGTTAAATTAAAGTTTGCTGAGATACTTTTTTTTCGATTTGTCATACGCTATACTTAAATTCATAACGTTGATTTTAATAACAAATTTATGAACGGAGATGTCGATATGTCAAGAGCTTTTGAAGATGAACAAGATAAACAAGCTAGAATGGAAGCAGCAAGAAAGTATTATAATGGTGAACAAAAATGTGATAACTGTGGACATTTATTTTACCCAAATGAAAATGATCCTGAACAATTTGTATGCGATAAGTGTATTGAACATGCAATGAACCGAGATTGAGTATTATACTTGGAAAGACTGCTTATTTGAATAGTAGTCTTTTTTTATACATAAAATTATACTGGAGGTGAGGTCATGGCAAAGTACACAGAGTGGATTTCTGAAGAAGGATTAATAAAAATAGGTGGATGGGCTAAAGACGGCCTCACCGATGAACAGATAGCACAAAATATTGGAATAAGTCGTTCTACGTTAAATGAATGGAAAAAACGATTTCCGGACATTAAGGACACCATAAAAAGAGGTAAAGAAGTTGTAGACCGCCAAGTGGAAAATGCATTGTTTAAAAGTGCGGTGGGTTACGAATACACTGAAATTACTAAAGAGTTAACTGACTCAGGCATGAAAGTAACTAAACGAGTAACAAAACAAGTGGCCCCTAACCCAACATCTGCTATTTTCTGGTTGAAAAATAGAAAACCAGATGAGTGGAGAGATAAGAAAGAAACTCAAGTTTCTGGTGAAATGTCTGTTAACAATCCTTTTGCTGGTTTGTCTGAAAAAGAATTAAGAAAGTTAGCTGAAAGTGATGAATAAGATTGTTTTGGGTGCGAAGTTAGAATTATCCCGTCGTTATTTTTGGGAATATTGCAAATTAACGGCATCTGACTTTTATAAGCAAGACAGAGAGTACTTAAAAGAGTTATGTGATGACTTGCAAGAATTCATTTATGATAGCGATAATGACGTTCTAGTTATCAACGAACCGCCGAGACACGGGAAATCGAGAACTGCTGGTAAATTCGTAGAATGGTTGTTAGGGAATGACACTCGAAAAAAAATAATGACGGGATCATATAACGAAACGTTATCTACAACATTTTCTAAAAGCGTAAGGAATACTATTCAAGAAATAAAAGCTGATAAAAACAGAGTTGTATTTTCAGATGTATTCCCTGGTGTAGAGATAAAGTCTGGTGATGGAGCCATGAACTTATGGAGTTTGACTGGCGGATATAACAATTATCTAGCAACGTCACCAACTGGCACAGCTACAGGGTTTGGTGCAGACATTATTATCATTGATGATTTAATTAAAAATGCTGAAGAAGCAAATAACGCTATGGTATTAGAGAAACACTGGGAGTGGTTTGTTAATACGATGCTATCTCGTTTAGAAACAGGCGGCAAAATCATCATCATTATGACCAGATGGAATTCTAATGATTTAGCAGGTAAAGCATTAAAAGAATTGCCGCAATCAGGCTATAAAGTAAAACATATTAGCATGAAAGCATATAACGAAGAAACAGACACCATGCTTTGTGAGTCTGTCCTTTCTAAAGAAGAATATTTCCGTAAAAAGAAAACGATGGGTGCAGATATTGCTTCTGCTAACTATCAACAAGAACCGATTGATTTAAAAGGTCGTTTGTACCAAAAATTTTCAACATATGAAACACGCTCTAATTACATTAAAATATGGAATTATACCGATACAGCAGACACTGGTGCTGATAATCTTTGTTCAATTGTTTTTGGTGAGACAGAAGATCATAAAGCAGAAGTATTGGATGTTCTATTTACAAAAGAACCAATGGAAAAAACGGAAACAGCACACGCTGAACAAATTAAAAATAACCAAGTAAACCATGTCCGCATTGAGTCTAACTCTGGTGGGCGTGGTTTTTCTCGTAATTCAGAAAGAATTGTTAAAGAACGAGGATATCGTGGTGCTTATTACGAGCCGTTTCATCAATCGGCAAATAAACAATCACGTATTCTTTCTAATTCGGCACTTGTAGAAAATAATGTGTATTTCCCATCAGATTGGAAAATAAGATGGCCAGAATTTTATGAAGCTATGACGACCTACCAAAGGGAAGGTAAAAACAGACACGATGATGCACCAGATGCTGTAACAGGCATTGTAGAAACATTAGCAAATGATAACCAAGTCAGATTTATCCAATATTAGGAGGTGTGAAAATGTTTCAAAACAATTTAAGTTTGAAGCGGTATAAAAGATTACGAACAAAATATTCTACACAAATTAATGAAGAAGTTTTCGATCCTAATGATTTTATTACTGAAATGAAGCCATTTTTTGATGATAGAGAGCGCAAATACAAAGCTTATACAAGCGAACAAAATGAGATCGATAGAAGACCTAAACCAAACACAAAGATTATAAAAGTGAATAATAAACTTCATGCTGGTTTATACAATACTATTGTCGATCAAGCAGCGGACCATTTCACAGGTATTCCAATTAAGTGGGATTACGATATTACAGAGCAGAGACGATCAATTATGCAACGTGCTAAAGATTTATTTTTGAATAATACATTAAAAAATACCAAAACACCAAAAGAGTTCGAACGGCTGACAGAGTTAGTGAATGATATGCGGTTTGCCATGCTTGATTCTGACACAGCTCGGTTTCAAGGAGCTTGTGGTGTTGCTTTTCGTTTGTTAGAACCTGTTAAAACCAAGGAAGGTTGGCAATTATGGGCGAGCAATATCGAACCATGGAAAGCTGAAAAATACGAAAATGCAGATATCTTTATTCGTGAAAAATACGACACACATCAAAAAAAATTTTTTGAAGAAATGAAAGTCATTACTAAAGAAAGAATACGCATATATAGCAGATACATTGAATTTAATTTAGTCAGTGTATCTGGAACATTTAAATTAATTGAGGAAGTAGAAAACCCGCTAGAAACGTTCTACCTATCAGAATTTAAAAACAATACGAATCGTTATTGCGATTTTGAAGTGGCGGAAGAACTTTCTGATGCATTTGATAGAAGCTTATCAGACCAACAAAACGAAGTTGAACAGTTTAAACTTGCTTACATGGCCATTAGCGGCTCAATATTAGATGAAGAAAAAGCACAAAGAATGATGGAACAATTAGGTATCCTTAACTTACCAGATCCACAAGCTAAGGTTGGGTATGTAACGAAAGATATTAATAAAGATTTCAACGAGTATCATCTAAACCAGCTAAAAAAAATGTTCTATACAATCACAAAATCAATTGATTTTAATGATGAGGTATTTAAATCAAACGCTTCTGGTGAAGCTCGTAAATGGCAAATTATTGCCTTAGAAGCAAAAACAAATACAAAAGAGCAGTATTTCAGGGAAGGTTTAAAAGAAGTCGCTGAAACGATGGCAGCTTTCATTAAATTTAACGATAAGCTTGATTTAGATGTGTCTAAAATTGTGTTTACATTCAGTCGCAGTTTGCCAACAGATATTGGCTATCTTGCTGATGCATTGCCAAAACTTTCGCCGTTTCTATCTAAACGAACAATTATTAATCAGATTCCATTTGCTAAAGACCCAGATTATGAAATGGACTTGATGAATTTAGAACAAGGTCAAGATTATCCTAGTGGTGACTACAAACTAGGTGGTGCGGATAATGACGAAGAAGAAAGCAACAGTTAGTGAACGCTACTGGGAAAAACGTCGTGAATTAGAAGACAAAGCACGCTTGAAACTGGAAAAGAAAACTCTTAGTGAACTAGAATCTGTTTTCGAACGTGCTTTAGTTAAAATTCAAAGACAGTTATTGGCACAAGCTGATTTACACGGTATTACTCAAAGTGAGATGCTAGAAGATTTTAGCAAACGAGACCAAGAGAAGTACCGTAAGTATATTGAGAAGAACTATGAAAAGTTGATGGAATCAGATGAAGTTTATAAACAATTCATTGATGAATATTTTCCATCCTTTGACTATGCGAAAGTTAATCGCTTGTTACAATTACGAGCAGACATTTTTTCTACCATTGCAGGTGAAGCAATAGCTAGTGATGTTAACGGTAAATTTAATAACGACTTAGAGAATATCACAAAACGAATCTACAATTCTAATTCTAATGCGTTGATACAATTATTAGGCGGTTCAGCACCTGGTTTAACTAAGAATGAACTAGAAAACATCATGAACTATCCGTGGAGCGGAAAAACATTTTCATCTCGTTTATGGGGCAATATATCAACCCTAGAGCAACGTTTGAGCAATTCCATTATTAATTCATTGGCAAGTGGTGAAGGAGTTGTGGAAGCTCTTAGAACGATGAAAAACGATGGTGTTATTAGCGGTATGTTTAAGTTGGAACAAGGAAAGTTTAATCGTTCGATTGAAAATCTTGTTAGAACGGAATATTCACATTTTGCGGTAGAAGGTGTAAGAAAATCGCTAAAGGATATAGGTGTTAAGCAAACACAAAGCTGGTCGGCAGAAGATGAGCGTGTTTGTTCTATTTGTGGTGGACGTCATGGAAAAGAGATTAAAGATGATTGGCATCCACCGTATCATGGACGTTGCCGTTGTACTGAAATACCAATTATTCCTGAAATTAGCGATGACATAGATAAATTGTATGAAGAGATGTTTGGTGATTTATTGGATGAATTCGCAAGTAAGCAGTGGGGTATTAAATTAAATCATCCAAAAGTTAGTGCAACTAAACTCGATTTAAAATCCGTATTAGACAAAACAAACATGCAAGAAGCTTTAGGAAAAGAAAATTATTCTAATTTTTTAGATCATTTAGATGGGATAACTGACCAAAGGGTGCTAAACTTAATAAATGTGATAGGGCATAAGTTGGAGTTTAAAGACATCAAAGAAGTAAGAGCCTTTGCACAAGGCAAATCAATTCAACTTAGTCAAAAATCATTTGATGGGGATAGGGGTGTTAATCCTTATCAAACAGTTTATCATGAGATAGGACATGCTTTGGATCATCTTGGGCTTGAAGTATTAACAGGAAAAAATACGATGCCGACAGGAAAACTGATAAAAAGAAAGCTAGGAAGACGAACCACTTTTATAGAAGAGCATATAACACACGCATCGTCACTTTCTGAGTATAACATTAAAGAAGCGCTAGAACGCGATTTTTGGAAATATGTAAACGGAGATTTGCCATCCTATAATGATTTAGGTAATAGACCTAGAAATGCGGATAAGAAAAAGGCCTATGATGACTTAAGGGCGGAAATTTATAAAAAAAATACAGAGAACTTACAAAAAACTAGAGAACGATTATCAAAAATAGTTAGGGAAAATCCTAACTCAGTATCCGCTATTTCAGATATGATTGAATCTATAGGTTCTTTAGGAGACTATCCGTTAGGTTTTGGTCACGGCAAGCGCTATTGGCAAACAACAGGTAGCACAGAAACGGAATTTTTTGCACATATGACAGAAGTGGTTGCTAACGATAAGTCAAGAGAATTAATGAAAGAGATTTTTCCGACAGCAGTAAGCCAATGGGAAAAATTAGTAGATGATATTTTAAAGGCGGTGAAATAAGTGTTTAGTTGCGAAGATGGCGCATGGTCTATTATTGATGATGCAGTTAAAAAGTATGAACAACATTTCCATGATGAGTTTCCAATATATGAATATATCGATGTAACAAAGAGTGATGACTTCGATTTTTCTATTCTAGGTGCAAAAAAATTAGCGAAATTCATTGATGAGCATATTAAAGAAAATAAATCGGTCCACGTCCCGTCAGATTACCATAGCAGACTTTACTAAGCACTTAAAGGATAACTTTGAGTGCTATTTTTATACCCTAAATTGGAGGTGAGATCATGAAAGGATTATTCGAAGCAGTATTAAATCTAGAAGTTACCAATGGTACAGAAAAAGCCTATAAAAAAGCTTTTGAACAAGAAAACGAACGATACTTAACCAAACACACTTTGAGAGATGGCAACGGTAATATCGTCAAAGATGAGCTTAAATCAGTTTGGGGTGGTAATTATTGTCACGTTGATATTTTGTATTCGTTACCAGGTAAAAAAAGTAAATTAACTATTTCGATTGTGTCTAGGACTCTGCAAAACGTAAAAGATGCTGTCACTGATTATCAAATGTTAGGTGCTGAACTGGTCCATAAGAATTGGAAGTGATTAGATGGATCCCTATGATTACTTAGATGCAGATTATGAAGAGCATTTACTAAGAGAAGAAAAGCAATTAAAGTCTGACGAAAGTTAGGCTTTTTATTTTGTCCGAAATGACGTTAAACTAGCGCAATGCTGGGCTTAATTGAATGGTGGGGCGAAAGGAGAAACAAAATGAAACCAAACCTATTACCAATGAATTTACAAATGTTTGCTGAAGAAGACGGTGGTACAAACTTCACTTTCGATGATTTTAAGGCATTTGTAGAATCAAATGAGGAAGCACAAAAATTTGTACAATCACAGTCACAATCAGCTGCAGATAAACAATTAGAAGCTTGGAAACAAAATAATCTTGAAAAAATCAAGGAAACAACAATCAAGGAGTATGAAGAATCTAAGAAAAATAAAACTCCTGAACAAATTAAATTAGAAGAATTACAGGCTGAATTTGAAGCTGAAAAGGCATTACGTGTGACTAGTGATAATAAGGCTTTTGTTGCAGAAAAAATTGCTGGCTTAGATTGGGACGGAGATTTGAAAGATTCTATTTCTCAATTTATGTTAAATAATCTTGTTAGTTCAGATACTGAATTTACTAAGAAGGCTGTAGAAGGCTTTACAGAGCTTTTAGAAGCAATAAATGATAAGCATGCAGAAGCTATTAAAAATGTAGAAATGACTAAAGCTTTTGGTAATAAATCGCAACAAACCAACATGGGAACTGGTAATCAAACAAAATCGTTTGAAAATCCAGAGGTAGCATTAGGACAAAAATTACAAGCTTTTATCGATTAGGAGGAAACTACAAATGAAAAAAAGTTCATTAAATAATCTTGAGTATTTAGATATTTCACAGGAAGTTAACGCATTACAAGTTCCAAACACACCATTTTTAAGCTATTTGTTAGGCGCAGGCAAAGTTGAAGCTGCCAAGTCAACTGAGATTAAATGGCGAGAATATGGCATGAATAATGATGATTCATCTGCTCAATTAGAAGGCGGAGAATACGCAGATGCGGAATCTGATCGTACATGGTTTAACAACTATACTGAAATTTTCAGAAAATCAACTTCTGTATCTGGCACATTAGATGCTATTAATGTAGATGGTGTAGGAAATGAATTGAATAGCCAAGTAGCTCTTCGTGCTACAGAAATGAAAATTGACTTAAATCGTAAATTGATTGTTGGTGTAAAGGCTGATGAATCTGGTTCTAAAGGTCGTCAGATGAACGGAATTTTAAATTTGATTAGCTCAACGAATAAAGTCGAAACAGCAGCTGCGGGGGCAGTAACAAGAAAAGATATTGATGCCTTATTTAAAACAATGTTCCAAAAAGGATACATGGGCGAAAAATTATGTTTAGTAGCACCTGATATGCAAGAATTAATGATTGATCAGTTGGATGAAAAATCAACAAAAATTGTGCAATTTGGCGATAAACTTACTTTTGGATTGCAACTTGGAAATATTGTCTCAAATTACGGTTCAGGAATTGCGTTAATTGAACCTAATTTACCTAATGGAACAATCGCAGCTATTGATACTAATTATGTAAAATTACGTCCATTACGTGAATGGCGTGCGGAAGAATTAGCAAAAACAACAGATTCAAGACGGATTGGATTAGTTGGTGAGTATTCAATTGAATACAAAGCTTCTAATTCTGGAGCAATCTTGAATTTGAAAGCCTAAAATATAATAACAAAGGAGGAAATTAAAAATGGCAACAGCAAAAAAAGAAGTAACTTATCGTGTACTTGACAAGAAAAACTTTGTGGGCTTTATGCATCCTAAAACAAAAAAATTTATCACAGCAAACGAAAATAATGAATTTATAGTTTCAGAAGACGATAAAGAAGCTATTGAAATATTAGAACGTGCTGCAGATACTTTTAAAGTTTAGGTAATGATGCTTTATGGTTGATGAAAAAAAAGAAGAAATCGTTGAGAAAATTCAATTGATGCTACCTAACGCTTCTGAAGATAGGATTTTGTCTGTTTTAAACCTTGTTATCTTTGAAATCAATTCTTACAATACTTGTAAAATTGATATTGCTTGGGACGAGTTTGAACCACTTATAATTGAGGTTATCTATAAAGCTTTAAAAAACGAAATAGATAAGTCTGTAGCTAGTGTAAAACGTGGTGATACATCAATTAGTTATGTAGTTGAATCAAAAGACATACAATCACTCATGAAGAACTATAGCAGTGCCATTAAACGTATTTTAGGCTGTGATAGCGGGGTGTTTTTCTATTGAATGAAGCAGAAGTTTTAGCAGCTACTTATTTTGATACCTGTGTTATTGAGCGAATAAGTGATATTGAAAATGTGGAAAGCGGAATTACTGAACAAGTTTATTTTCCAATTCATGATGGCAAGTTACCCTGTGCTTTCTCTCAAGGAAGTATGGGAAACTTACCTGTAATAGAAAACAAAGAAGCGTTTAAGTTTAATATCTCTTATGAAGAACAAAAACTTTTTTTAGAACCTAATATAAAAGTTAAAAAAGGAGATAGAATAACTATTACTCAAGGTACAGGTCAAAAACATGTGTTATTTTCAAAAAAACCTTTTTATTATCCAAGCCATATAGAAGTAGTGCTATCAGGAAGTTCAATTGATGAGTAAAAGCGATCTTAGAATGAAATCAAATGCTGATAAAGTTATTGCAAATTTAAAGAAAATGACACCCATTGCTGAAAAAGAAGGTGCTGCAATGGTGAATGATTCGTTAGCTAAAATTTATCAGTTAATTGTACCTATGACACCAATTAAATCGGGTGATTTAAGACGAGGTTATCGAATCATTAAAGCTAGAAAGCTGTCTAGTGGTCGTATCGTGGGAGCATTGATTAATAATGAAAAATATTTTAGATATGTAAACGATGGCCACCGAACAAAAAATGGCGGATTTGTTAAAGGCAGATTTATGTTGCAAAAATCTAATAAATTAGCTAATGCAACATATATTCCGAAACGATTTAAACAAATGGCGATTATCATTGTTAAGAAAGGATAGATATGTACGATAAAATTTTAAAAATGCTTACTGACACAATAAAACAGTTCTCGGATGCACCTATCTATCTTGATAATGTGATGCAATCGTCAGAACCGTTTTATTTCGTTTTGAGCGTAGAAGAAAGCATGACTGATAATGTAGGTCAAAACGTTCAAAATAAAGCATACAATGTTGATATTGCACTGGTTGATAGTAAGAAAGATAAACAATTAGTAAAAAGCCTAACAGAAAGCTGTGGGGCTTTTTTTAATGTGTTGAATTTGGACGGAAACGAATTGTTTCCAGAAGATTATCAAACGTTTAAAACAGACGGAATTCAACATATCAATTTTAATGTTGCGTTCCCTCAATTAATTGAATGGAGTGAAAAATAGATGGCAAAAAAGAAAAATGTAAGTGTCATTTCTGTAGAGAAGCCAACGTGGTTCCCACTAACAGACGAAACGGGCGCTTTTCCAGTTTACGGAGCGCCAATTACAATCGGTACTGCTGTAAGTATCAAACCAGATGTTACAACAGAAACAACGCCTGACTATGGCGATAGTGTAGTTCAAGATCAGTATGTTGCATTTGGTGGTGCAGAAGTTACTTTAGAAACAAACGGCTACCAAAATGAAGTTTTAGCTGAAATTACAGGGGGAAAAAAATTAAAGGGTGGCGTATTGCGGTCTGCGGATGATATTGCATCAGATGGCGCATTTGCTTATCGTCGCCGAAAATCGAACGGTAAATATCGCTATACGATTTTCTATAAAGGAAAATTTGCTTTAACATCTGATGAAACATCTACATTAGAAGGAAGTTCAGTATCTTATACCCATCCAGAATGGACGGGGTCTTTCGTTGATGTTCCAGGGTTGGGTTATATGTATTCCGTGGATGAAGACGATGAAGGTGTTGACTTAGAGATGATTAAAAACTGGTTTACTGAGGTAATGGATCCACGTAAAGAAAATACTACTGCTGTTACTGGTGTAACTTTAGACCAAACAGAGTTAAATTTAAAAGTTGGCCAAACAGCAACCTTAACACCGACAATTACACCAGATAACGCCTCAAATAAAAAATATCAGTTCCGTTCAGAAAGTGAGGCTATTGGAACTGTAACACCAATTCAAGGGAAGGTTACTGCTGTAGGAGAAGGGACAACGGAAATCGTAGTCACAACAGAAGATGGTAACTTTACCGCAAAATGTACATTAAATGTAACAACAGCAGATTAAAAATAACAGTTTAGGACGACCTTGTCGTCCTATTTTATATGGAGGAATTAAAATGGCAAGTAAATTTCAACAAAAAATTAAATTAATGATTAAAGATGGAAGCAAATATACTACAAAACAATTCACGTCGGCAGAATTTTTACCAGGTTCAGTCATGGATACAGGTACGGATTTACAAATCAGGTTAGAAGAAGCAACAAAAACAAATGATATGGAAGCAATTCGTCCTATTTTAAGAGAATGCTATGACTTTATTGCTGACGTTATTTTTGAAAAACAGTTTACTGGACAAGAATATATTGACGGTATGGATGCTCGTGAATTATTGAAAATTACAGCTCAATTGTTAGGTTCTGTTACTTCTGGTTATGATGCAATTTATTCTGAACAGAAAAAAAAGTAACGGAACTTTTATATCATCCTCATTTTAAGTACACGCCACAATATCGAGAAGCAGAACTAAAAAGTTCGCTTCTTGAGAATGGGTGGACTTTAAATGAGATCGAAAACACAGATTTAAACGAGCTTTTGAAAATTTATGCATTTAAAGATGCTGTAGACGAATTTGAAAATATCAAATATCTTGATGAAAATACTATGTTCTAAGAGGGAGGGGGTACTTTTTGAACAATGAAGACTTAGTCTTAAAAATGATACTGGATGAATCTGGCTTTTCACAAGGATTAAATTCAGCAGTAAAAAAGTTACAAGGCTTTGATGTTGAAGTTGATAGAACAGGACAAAAAGGCGGCCGATCTCTTGGGAGCATATGGACGTCTTTTGTTGGTAACTTTTTAGCTAGCGGAGCAACTAAAATTATCTCTAAAGGTATTGGATTGATTACCAGCAACATCGACGGGGCCATTAATCGTGTAGATACGTTAAATAACGCAAATCGTGTGTTTGAAAATATGGGCTTTTCAGCTGGTGAAACATCTAAAACAATGGATAGCTTAAAGAAAAGTATCCAAGGGCTGCCTACGCCGTTAGATAGCGCTATTAAAGGTGTTCAATTAATCGCTTCATCAACAAATGATTTAGGTAAATCAGAACAGATTTTCGCAGCTTTAAATAACGGTATCCTCGGTTTTGGTGGTTCTGCTGAAATGGTAGAAAATGCTATTATCCAGCTGTCCCAATCGTTCTCAAATGGTAAAGTAGATGCTGAAACTTGGAATTCAATGATTAATAGTGGTTTAGGACCAGCATTAAACGCTTTAGCAAAACAGATGGGATTAACAGCTGGACAGATGAAAGCAGGGCTTTCTGATGGCTCAATTTCAGTTGAAGAATTTCAAGATGCTTTAATCAAATTAAATAAAGAAGGCGGTGGCGGTCTTAAATCATTAGAACAGATTGCTAAAGATTCTACCGCTGGTATTAAAACAGGTTTAGCTAACATGAAGACTGCAATCGTTCGTGGTGTGGCTAACGTTGTAACTAAAATTGACGAAGGCTTAAAAAGTGCAGGTTTTGGAAGTATTAGTGAAATCATTGCTGACAAAGGGGCAAAAATGGAAGCAGCTTTATCTAAATTTGCCGAGATGATTCCGCCAATGATTAAAACAGCCAAAACATTGTATGATACGTTAAAACCTTATGCTCCATTGCTTGCAGGTTTAGCTGGCAGTATTGGAACGTTGATGCTTGCTAAAAAAGTAAGTGCAGCATTCACGGCTTGGCAAAAAGCAACAGAAGGATTATCAATTGCGCAAGCGATACTTAATTCAACTATGTTGGCGAATCCGTTTGTCGCTATTTTAGCTGCAGTTGTAGGTTTAGTTACAGGATTTATTTATCTTTGGAAGACTAACGAAGGGTTTAGGGATGCTGTTAAAAATATTTGGAAAAATATACAAGAATTTATTTCTAGTGCTGCAGAAACAGTTGTGAAAGCTTGGGATTCCACAATGAAATTTTTCAGTAACATGTGGGATGGCACAAAAGAGGCTTTTTCGAATGCTGGCACATGGATGAAAGAAGTACCTGGAAATGCAGCCGACTGGGTTAAAAATAAGTGGAACGGTACCAAGGAATTTTTCAGTGGACTTTGGAATTCAACAAAAGAAGGCTCAAAAAATACATGGGAAAATATTAAACAAAGTGCTGCTGACAGTGCTAAAAGTGTTGGAGAAAGTTTTAAAAATGGCTTTGATAATGTGAAAGATTGGTTTAAGGGTGTTGGAAAATCAATATCAGATGTTTTCACAACAGCATTTGATTTTGTCTGGAAATATATTGGTCCATATGTAACAGGAATCAAAAATGCGTTTAAAATGGTTGTTAACGCTATGAAAGCGAACATTGAAAATGTCAAAATGATCGCTGAAAATGTCGTCACCATTCTAAAAAATGTTCTATTAGCTCCAATTCTTTTCATTACATCAATGATCACAGGTGGATGGGAAGAGGCAAAAGAAAACATGATTGCCGTTTGGGATAATATTGCTGAAGCTGCTCAGACTATTTGGTTCGGGATTAAAAATATCTTTTATAACACTGTTACAGCTATTTCCTATTCAGTCACTTCTATTTTTAATGGATTGATGTTGACAATTAAAAAGATTTGGATTGATGTGAAGTTATTTTTCACCTTACTCTGGATTGACATTAAATATGGAGCGATCAACGTTTGGATTGAAATTAAATATTCTATCATCGAAACGTGGATAAATATTAAATTTGAAGCAATTAGAATATGGGAAAGTTTGAAAACTTGGTTCTTTGAAACAGTAGAAAACATTAAAAATGGTGTAATTGATGGTTGGAATAACTTAAAACAAGGCACAGTTGATACATTTAACGCAACTGTTCAATGGTCAAAAGATACCTGGAATAATTTTAAACAGTGGATTGTTGATCTTGTGACAGGTATAAAAGACGGCATCATTAACGGTTGGGAAAACTTAAAACAGGGAACAGTTAATATTTTCAACAATTTGGTACAAGGTGCTAAAAATGCGTGGAATAATCTTAAAAGAAGCGTTAGTGATACAGTTGAAAATGTGAAGCAAACCTTTAATGATATGCGCCATATCGATTTATTTGAAATTGGTAAAAATATTATCCAAGGATTAGTTAACGGTATTGGTTCAATGATTGGTGCTGTGAATAAAAAAATTAAAGAAGTTGCTGGTAATATTAAAGAAAAAATCAAAGGTGCTTTAGGCATTCATTCACCTTCAAGATGGATGCGGGATATGATTGGTAAAAATATTGTATTAGGTGTTGTAGCTGGTATTGACCAAGAAAAAGGAACGCTTGACAAATCAGTGAAAAAAATGACCGATTTACCAACAGAGTTACCAAATTTTTCTACTACTGGCAGATATATCAACCAACAAGGAGCTCAAACAGAAAGCTTAGCTAAAAATAAAGGTAATGCTACGACTAATATTGGCGGTGATACTTTCAATATCAATATACAAGCTATGGGAAAATTAAATGAAAAACAATTAATGGATATGGCTAAAGACCTCGTTAAGTATATTCAAATTGTTAAAAATAGAGATAGTGATGCAACTGGGGGTGCTTTTGGTGGAATTTAAAAGAGGACAGTTTTTTCTTAATGGAAAACATAGTTCTGAATTCAATGTATTTATGAGAGAAAGACCTGAACGACTTTCTGCAGGACGTGTGGTAGAGCTTAGGGAGCGAATGGGTAATGATTCAATAGCCGTTGATTTTGCATATTATAAAAATGTAGAACGTACCATTACATGCTATGCGAAAGCAAATACTTTACAAGAAGTTTCTTTTTTAGAAGATGAAATTTCCTTTTGGCTCGATATGGGAAACTATTCTGATTTTATTGTCTATTTTGATGAGCATTATATTTATCAGGCGATTGTAACGAGTCCACCAAAATTTACAGGAACAAGAAAAAGCGGGGTTTTAATTCCTTTTGAATTTACTGTAAGTATCCGACCTTTTAAGAAAAATCGTATTGGCCAATATTGGATAAGTAATCCTAATCAGTTAATCAATACAGAAAAATATCCTTCAGAACCCATTATTCAGATTTTGGGGTCTGGGGATATTTCTTTTTTTATCAATAATCAATCATATTCATTAAAAGCAATTAACGGTGACATCATTATAGATTCAGAAAAACAAGAAGCTTATAGAAAATCAGGTGGAGCATTTGAAATCTTGGATCATAAAACACTTTTTAAAGATTATCCGATTTTAAAATGTGGAGAGAATAATTTTCGCTGGACTGGTAAAGTAACAGAGTTTAAGGTTCAGCCGAATTGGAGGCGAAAGGTTTGATTCCAGTTATTTTTAAACCTGGAGAAAAAGATTTTTCAACAAATGGATTAGGACGTCTTGTTGATGCGACACGTTGCGAAATCACTGAAGAAGCAAACGGAAAATATGAACTAGAAATGGACTATCCAGCGATTAGCAGATTTAGTGATTATTTCGAAAATGGCTATCAAATTAAAGCAAAGCCAAATGACTTAGAAGAATACCACATTTTTGAGATCAAACAAACGTTTAAAGATACTTTTACTAATAGCATTGTTATTTATGCCCAATCTCGTACTTATAAGCTAGGAAACAGACAAGTGAGGCTAGTAACAGTTGATAATCGTAATGGTGCAGAAGCAATGAAATTAATCGAACAGAACATGGACGAACCTTGTGATATCAAACTATATTCTGATATAAATACAGCTTCTAGCACTACATTTGAAGCTAGAAATGTATTGAATTGTATTGCAGGGGAACAAGGTTCTCTACTTCAATACTGGGGCGGAGAAATAAAACGAGAGCCTTTTAAATTATCTTTGCTAAGGCGTAGAGGACGAGATAACGTTGGAACTGTTCGTTATGGTAAAGATTTAAAAGGATTAACCATTAAATTTGATTGGCAATCAATTGTTACTAAAGTTTTGCCATTTGCAGAGCTTCAAAGTGGAGCAGACGGAACTTCTCAACGGATTTATGGAAATGCAGTTAAAAGCGAATATATCAGTAAGTATCCTGATGTTTACGCTCAATACATTCAGTTTACTGAAGATCAAGGAGTAAAAGATATAGCTAGCTTAAATAAAGTGGCAAGTAAATACTTCACTACATTATATCCAGGAAGTGATAAGCCTAAAGTTTCTATTGAATTAGAAATTGAGAAACTTACAGATTCAGAAGAAGCAAAAGAATTTGCTAAGATGCGTAACTATAATTTATTCGATACATTCACTGTGTACCACAAGCTTTATGATATTGACATTCAAACGAAAGTTACAGGAATTGTCTATGATGCTTTAGCAGAAAAAACAATAAAAATCACTGCGGGAGATATCCAAGTTGCTTTTTATAAACAGCAAAGTCAAGACTTTCAAGAAGCTATAAAAACATTGACAAAAAAAGAGTATATGAGTGATTTTGTAGATTATATTACTGATTTGATTAACGGTGTTGAAGGCGGAAGTATACGTCAGTATCCTAAAAATCGACCTAACACCCATTATTACTTAGATACGGAATCCACGGATACTGCAAAAGATGTGATTGCAATTAATCACAAAGGAATTGGATTCTCAAGAACTGGTTGGAAAGGTCCATTTAAAAATGCATGGGGAATTAATGGAGTATTGAATGCGGACTTTATAGGAGCTGGCAAAATAAAATCTAATATTTTTGAAACATCATTTAATAGCTGTGGAGATATTTTACGTATGGTAAACGGTATTTTACAAGCTTGGAATAATAAGAAAAAAATCATGGAATTAACTAAAAAAGGGATGGAGTTTTGGAATGGTAATAGTCACGTTGGCACGATGGGAACAAAGGGAAATCCTTTTCCAGGGTTAGCAGATAAAAATGGAAATCCAATAGTTTCTGATGGGAATTCATTACTATTAGTCGCAGATAATCCCCAAAAAATTATTGGTTTGTCTAACCAATCAGGCACAGGACATTTAATTACTGGTCCTACACAGTTTTTTGTTGGAAATAATTTTAACTTTTTTGGTCC